TATAGGATGCTGGCGCACCATCAACTGAAGCAACGTAAGACTTAGTATTGTCTGTTACGTCTTTCGCAGCCGCTTGGCCTAAGCCTGTTAGGACGGATGTTAAACCCCAATTTGGCGCAGAATATGTCACCATAAACTCACCAAGTGTAGACGCTTCACCCGTGTTTAATGGGAATGTAGAGGTATCAGAATAATTGATGTAAATAACATCATTCTTTTTAATACGGGCAGAAAGGTCATTCATATAACCCGTTGCCGTAATCGTTCCGAGGTTATCGGCTGTAGACGCCACATAGATATTAGGCGCTGTCCCCGGTAAACCCCCTGTTACTTGTTCAAAACTTCCAAAATTTGACATAGCTAAATCCTTTTAATTAGTTAGCAACATAAGGGTTATCAACAGTTATCAACGCAATACCATTGTCTTGAATCACTTGTGCGCCAGAAGTCATAACCGTTAATAATTCCCAACGATCATTTTGCGGAACCCATGTGATAGAGGTCTGCACGTCACGGTTGAATATCTGCACCATGGCTTCTTTATTGACTAACGGGGTGAGGTAGGTGTCTATACTCATTGCAGTCGTGAAAGGAATGGTGTTGATACCGTTACTTCCTAGAGTGCGGATATCGACGCCTAAATAAGAAACTAATTGATTGTCAACCAAAGGACGGCGGTCGTTATAGAACAAGTTAACAACACGATCATCATTCAACATGGATTGCTTGGTAATGGCTGGCAGCCATAAGGAGCAAGCGTGATTCATTACATCAACGCCTTGATCTTCCAAGTAAGATAATGCTTGGGCAAGCTTTCCTTCGTTCATGCCGGTGTTTACACCAACCGTTTTAGGCACTGTAAAAATGCCGCCAATACCGGTATAGGTGAAGAGGGAGTTAATCTTAATGTAGTCGCACATACGGCCTGCGGCTTTAGCATGTAACTTTGCATGGTCTACGATTTTATCGTATGCGAATAAGGTCTTTTCACCGCCACCAATAACTGTTTTAAGCGCATAGTTATAAGGAACAACCATAACGTTAGTTGGGTTAACCGGTGTGACTGGAATGTCAACAGGCGCATAGGTCTGTTGTTGCATTTCGATGATATCGGAGACAGGTACGTTGGTTGCATCACCAGTCGTGCCGTGACGTTCTTCAATGGTGTTCATTAAGAACTGGTGATTTTGGAACTTGATTGTTACTTCCGTGTCGAACAATTGCGACGCGGTATCGAAATTGATTTGGTTTGTCATCCTGACAGCTCCCAATAGAGTCAATAAAGCTATGCAATTGCATAGCAATTCATTGAGCATCTATCAGGTTACCGACGTATCAGGCTGATAATGTTCTTGATCGTATTTAAGAGGTTGCCACTATTGTAGGCTCTCAAATAGATGATTAAATCCTACTCCTAAAAGCTAATTACCGTCAACTACTAGCACCACGCCTTTGGACGGCTTGTTGGCTAACTAAATTCATGTACCTACCTATATCCCTCGTGGATTTAGTCTTTTCTTTTTGCTCATAAGCCTTCCTAACATCTTCATCAGTCACGGAATAATTAACAGGTGGAGGTGTGTTCCTCATGCCCGGAACTTGGTTATTCAATAATTGGTTGCGATGGTTTAATGCGGCTTGCCTAGCTTCTTTGTTCACGACCAACGTCTTTAACACTTCCTGTCCCAACTCCTTGGGGTAATGCTTGCTAATATAGTCATTCAATATATTAAGCGTCTCTTCGCCCATGTCTTTCTTGGCTTGTTCAAACCCCTGCTTCTTCCCTTCTATCCTTGCCCTTTCACCCGCAATGAATCGCTCATATTGTGATTGATTCATTCCTGCATCCTTGGCGCGTTTCTTGATATCTGAAATCCTTTCATCTTCAAGGTCTATGCCAACAGGGTTTAAATAATCATCCGGTACAGCACTTAATTCTTCCACTTTCTTTTTCAAGTTATTATTTTCATCATATACGGCGGCTGCATTTTTATAGCCTACTTCTAAATCTTCCACCGTCTTAAATTTCCCTGCATAAAGGGTTTCGCCTTCGTTACTCATCCGTTACTGATTCCTTCAATAATTTATCCACACTTAATAACGCCCGTTGTACATCCCTCCACACCGAGCGCCTTCCATCATAAAACGCAAAGCCAACCCCGCCAAATTCCTTCTCTCGCGGCTCATCCATGAAAGTCTCAAGCATCATGCCATCCAAGACTTTGCGCCCTAACTCATTTACCTGATAGAGCATAAAGAGATCATGCTCTGCCTGACTTATCTTTTTTGCCTTCAATAATTCTTCGATCATATTGTAATGCCCGGGTTCTCAGGAAACTTAACCGCACCGGCTGCCGTAGATGGTGAAGGCTGAGGCAATGCGCCCAATTGTTGCTGTTCGCCCAATGTCCCCAAGAATTTCTTAATATCTTCATCCTTAGCAAATAACTTACGTGGAAGGTTGAGCTTAGCTGTTAAGAACTCATTCACTTCAAATATATTCGCACTGGCTAATGCTGCACCCTGACCAAAGAATTGTTGCTTGATCTGCATATTCGTAATGAAGTGGTTAAGGTCAGCTTGATTTTGTAAGTCATACAGCGGAGAAACGTAATCAAACTTAAGTTTCCTCGTTGAGAAGCCCGGAATTGATTGCCTACTTTTAACTAGCAATCCCCTCTCATTCAATATCTTAGAGGAGACATCAAATATCTGCTTAGGCAATTCATTAATCAAGCGGCTTATGTCTGTAGCACTTGTGCGTTGCGCCCTATTCTCACGAATGGAAATCTCCGTGGCACTTCGTACAGGTGTTTGCAATTCCCCTAATGGATCAACCTGAAATCCACGTTGTATCGCTTCCTGTAAGTGTACTATCTGCTGGAATACGTCTGGATATTCTGGCATCTGCAATGCTTCCATCGGGTTACGGCCTTGCGGATTACGCGCAATCATGGCACCTGACCATTGACGAATTGAATTAGGGTTGAAATACGTACCCGCATCGTAAAACATAGGTGGATTAGCCTTAAATGCCATATTCTTACGTGAATCCATCGTAATCTGGTTAACATCCTTGATAGTAGGTAGCATATCAACACCAACACCACGCCCTTCAGCCTCACCCGGCCTAACTCGATCACGATAAACTATGATCTGGTTATAACTTCTTTCTGCATCAAAGAGTAATGCCTCTGGGTCATCATCCATCACTGCATAAATATAGAAATGATCATCATCATATTTAATCTGGCCAAAGTTAACCGTAAATACTTCGTCCGGTTCTTGGTGTAAGGTTTCCTTAAGCTTTCCATTGTAAGCCGGATAGTCCTTTAAGATAGCCCTCGCCGTCATCTTCTGCGCAAACCAGCAAGTATTTATGACATCGTCCGTAGAATATTCAATATACAAAGCGACAGCAGGAATAGAGCGGAAGTATAGAGGCACTTCATCCGACTGAGATTCAACCCAAATAGCCCCAGTCCCTCCCACCAAATCAAGATTTGAACTAGAAACAACCCGACTAAGGTTAGATTCATTAAGGTAAAAAAAGATTCTATCATTGATTTCGTCCATGGTTTCTTGGGCGTTGCGGATTAACTCAGGGTCATATAAGTGGGGGTCGAGCATAAGTTTTCCCCATACCCTGTCTTTAGGTAGGAGTAAACCGTGTAAATCATTAGCCCGCTGATAAGCAGCGAGCATAGCTGTATTATCCCAGATTTGCTGAGTAACTGGCTTACCATCATCACGATAATTAAACTTAACGTTAAAAGCATCACGGTCAGGAATAACATACCAGTACAACTCCTTGTATAAGGCTAGCCACCTATCTTTATATTGCCTTGCTTCCCAAAAACGGCGATATAGCTTCTGCAAATCTTCCATGTATAACCCATCCTTGGTTATTTAATACCTTGACGACGCCTTCGTTCATTCTTTGACTCAAGGAAACGAGGAAAATTATCTAATGCTTGTTTCCTCTTGGCATTTTCCCTATCAGTAGCCCTATCGTTAGGCGAGTTATAAGAAGGCGACCAACTCTGCCCCCCTTGACCACGTATGATTTCCAATCTTTGCTGATAGAGCGCATCACGCTTTTGTTCAAGCTCGGCTTGGTTTTCTTGAATCTGCTGATTCATTAATGCAGCTTGTTGTTCCGCCGAATTATCACTGCTGAAAAATCCCATGCTTGCGTCTCCATACGCTTAATACTTCGTAATTCCTTTTACGCCTTAACCTTAAAAGCTTGCTGTACAAGTGTATAGGATTAAAAGTTAATCCTACATTAACACCCGCAGTATAACGGCATATCTCATTACATGATCGCACCAAGTACGGCTTCCATCTTACCTTGTGCCTATCCTCTACATTAACACTGATTATAGCGCTAATGTCTTTAATTATATGCAATGACCTTATTAATTGCTCACCATTTTGGCAATATATCTTACGGGTAAGGAAACCTGACCGGTCGAAATCGAGCATTATCCAATCTTGCCCATCAAAAGTAATGATATTGCAGTGCTTAAATTCTTTGCTAAAAGCTAGCCTAGCTTGTACACCACTAGCTTTTGAATAAAAGATAAAGACGGCTATCATTAAATATTTTCTAGTTCAGAACAAATATCATCATAAACAGATTGGGCTATCTCTTGGCTTTCCATTTGAAATGAATATTTAGAGTTATGGGCATCAATGTAAATCCGAGCATCTTGCTTAATACCATTAGGGAAAGTTATTTCATCAACTAATGAAATAGAATCAACTTTTTCTAGTACAATTGTTGTGTTTTTAATTTTATATAAATTCATTAAATCATCCTGTTTTTATTCAGCCACATAATGAAAGCTACATTCAAGCAAGCCCACACGCAAATAACCACTATCGCAATCAATGCATAACTCATTTCTTAATCTCGTCCTTTATATACCAAATAGCCTTTTCCAAATCCTCAGTACCATTCTTTAATTGGTAACGCCACAAGTATTTCATGGCATTACCAATGTTGAAGTTCATGTGACGAGTTACATCAATACATTCTATCTGCTTCTCACAACCTGAACATTCAGCTTTGCTTGATGTGTAATGATCTGGGTGATTTACGTTATCGCTCATAAATGCTTACTCAATACACGCTGAACCTTATTTAGTGTTTCAGTATAAAAGATCGCTGATTTGCTAACTTGGTCATGAAGTAGGTCACTTACTTCTATGAATATTTCTTCTCGGTTGTCATTTGCTTTTGAATTATTAATCACATTAAGTGCTAGGTAATAATCCTTTAAGAATGACTTGTGAAGTGATTCTAATCTCTTGGTTAACTTTTCAATCTGATCTGAACATAAACCGCTAAAGTCGTAATCCATTACTTGTATCTCCTTTATTGTTTCCAACATTTTTTATGATAATCTCTAGTTTCCCAATCTTTATGATTCTTACCATTTTTCCTTGCATGACCTATGGCTCTTAGGTATTTTCCGCAAGACTTACATTTTCTTTTAACTGGTTTCTCAGACATTAACCAACCCATTCTCAATTAAATAAATAAGCATTTTTGCGCGTAATTCAGATTCTGTATCTGCCGTCAGATTGAGTAGCATTTTATTCCCATCAGATAATAATTGAACACGATAATATTTTGGATGTTTTGTATAGTTTGGATAATAAAAATCAACACCATCATCGACTGAATATGGAAGCATTTCGCCTAGTTCAGATGAGGTGAAGGCTGAATAACCTAATTGATTTTTAAACCTTGGACTCACTGACCAACTATCTAAATCTGGTCTGTATAACCATTCAAAATAACTCTCTTGTTTAACATTAAGCTCTTTAAGTCTTTTGCATAAATCCAAAGAAGCAACTTGATCTTCTAGTCTCACTTAACACTCCCCACACTTAATACGTTTGTTCCAAGTGTTAATGGCTTCATTTTCTGTCTCAAAATGCTGCATCTCAATCATGCAATTTGTGCATGTACTAAA